GCTTGATGCAAAAGCTATCGTTCCAGAAGTTTCTACAGATTCAAAGTCATCGTCAAAAATACAAGTAACTGTCTTACTTTGACCTGACAAGGGTTTAAACTCTGCCGATACCCCAAAGTCTGCGATCATAATAGCCCTTTCAATCGCAGTCTCGACAGCCATTATTTAGCTCGCGTTTGTACTGGCTTTGATTTCTTTTTTGGGGTATATGGAATCACTCTCGAAAGGTTCATCATATCATTAGCCAGTTGAAGATCGTCGATGTCAACAGTGTCGCCAGTTTTATACTGCGTGCCGCGAATCACAACGCCTTTGATTACTTCGTATTTCATTTTTTACCTCCTAATAGGGGACGTTACCGCCCCCTTTTAGTATCGAGCTACTCTGTTATGCACTACCCAAACAGAAGCTTACTGCATGACGAACCGCTACGTCTACGCTCTGTAAAGCAACAATGCGTATTGTACCCGTGTTGGATGCAGTGTAAGGATCTACGGTAATGTCAACACCTCCAAACATTCCAATCAACAGATCGCTAAAGTTACCGAAATAAACTTTACCAGCCGTCGCTTGATTGCTCACAAAAATCGGATACCCGTTGACAGTATTACCTGGTTGCTCTACAACAAATTGTGCTGTATTACTCGCTTTCTCTGTTGTCTTCAAAGCTCCATATTGAGCAGGGTTTAAGATGTAAGCTAAACTCGTTCCAATCAAAGCATTGTCTGCTGCAACAAGCGTTTCCATATCCACTACTTCAGCAAATGTTGGATTCGTTCCAGCAAATGACTTACCGTTAATACCAGAAGTGTTGCGAATCCCAGTAGGATTACCACTTGATCCAGAACCTTCTAGTCCAGCAGCGTCAATCGCTAACGCCATAGCTTGAGTAAGATCATCTCGTATAAGATTCTCAACATCAAGAGAGGATTGAATCAACAAGTTTCTAGTAACATCAGTAAAGGCACCCAAAGTTTGCATCGTCATTGTGACTTGTCCAACAGTCATTTCTGACTCAGATACCGCTGCACCTTCGCTACTAACAAAAGCTGCCGCTGCTGCTGTTGCTTTTTTCGGGATCTTTACTGGTCCTGTAAGTCCAGTCAACATTGTCGCACCAGCCCTCATAACTGAAGATTGATTACGTAAAACGTCGATGAAATCACCAGCCCTAAAATCATCAGCTACAATAGCTGAATCGTTAGTAACACTTAAATCCCTTGACCAATTCTTCAAAACATCCCGTGGGAGCATAATACCTTGTGCATCAACTCCATACTCTGATGATGCAGCCCTAGATGCTTCTAATTCAAATGCAGCTTGCTCTTGAGCTTTGCGATCAGTAGGATTAGCCAACGCACGTATTGCTTTCACTAGACTAAAGCGTTTGACTTCTTTCTCAGTAAGTCCGATCTCTTGTGAGTTAACAGCCCCTGTACTAGCGATGCTATCCAATACTTGCTCACGAAATTGCTCAATGCCTAATCCATCATTGATAGCCTTTTGTGCAAGATCTATCTTGCCATGACGATTGCCAAGCTCAATAATTTGAGCAGCGTTTCTTTGTGCGGCATTCGTAGCTTCGCTAGTTATCCGCGTTATGTCTTCTTGTGACATTTCAGTTTCTCCTTTTTTAGGTTCATTGTTTGCGGTTGCGGTGCTACGCCCGATTCCTACAGAGTCATCCGCTGGAATAGAAACGATGCTTGCCTCAACAGGTCGCCAAGAGATAGCACGAAACGTGTCTTTATCCCCGTCTTCCCTTTCCATCTTCTTAATAGAATATCCGATAGATACATTACCTTTTATTCCATCCTTTACATCGGTAAATGCTTCCTCTGCAAGCGCACTTCTTCCGAAGCGTACTTTCGCACGTAGTCTACGCGCGTCAGAGTCAAGATTTACAGATTCTATAACGCCAACTTGACGTTTTTGATCATGGTCCATAAGCAGTGGCGCAGTTCCAGACTGCAAAAATTTAAGATCTATAGCATCCATAGAATGCACTAGAACTTCATTGCCGTAATTTCTTTCCACTGGACTTTCACTGGAAATAGACATGATCGCTGTTCGATCTTCTTCATTGATGCTTTTTGGTTTCGCCATTTCCGCTCGATGATACACTTTATTGTCATCAAACTCTTTAACATCAATCTTTATTTGACTTGAAGACAAATCTTTCATCATCATGTCATGATCCTCATCATCGCCATAATGATCTTTCTCTTCATCAATGTGCCCCATAGATTCTTCTTCCACGGGTGGAGCTTCCATCTTCTTTGCAAACGTAATGACAACCTTTTCATCGTCTTCTTCTACGTTCTCTATATGTCGCTCTAAATGTTCTTCCATAGCTCTATCCTTTGTACTCATAGGGTGTCCAGAGGGTAACAAATCTTGGTCATGCTTGCCACTTTTGAAACGACCGTTTCGCAATGCGTATAAATAGGAATTTACCCGTGCATAAGCCCAACCTTCTGGATTTCCCTTCATAGACGGTCTTACACTTTGCGGATTCGTTTTGTATGCTCCAATACCACGTTTAAAGACAGCAATCAAGGTTCTGACATTTGTTCTTTTTGATTTCACATCACCAACTTTTTCGTTGTGCTCTTTTACTTTATTTTGCAAACCTTTAAACACTGCGTCTGATACGCCTTGCACTTGTCTTTCTTCTGATCTATCCATTGATTTAACAATCCTCCTTGACCATGCAAAGCCTGGATCTCCCCCCCACAATGCCCACGCGACCCTGCCTGCACTGGGGTAGCCATCTTCTCCTGGGCGAAATCCTTCCGCTTTTTTATCTACTTCATGGCGAGAAAAAAAGCTAAACATACGCTTAACAGTGTCATCCGATAAATTTTTCCCATTAGAAATGTCACGCGCTCTCGCAACGCCCACCTCCGTCCCACCCCGACCAAACTCAGCACGCCACTCTAGACCTCTCTTAGCTTCTTCGATCATTGCTTGTGTGGGTTTATTCGACATCATCATCCCCAACAACCGCATCAACTGCATTAAAAGTAGCGCCATATGGTTCTAACGCATATTGAATATCAAATTGAGCAGCAACATCTTTATCTCTGGATATCTGTGCCATCAACTCTTCAACGTCTTTGCCATAATTACTTGCTACATCTTGGAGACTCAATACACCATTTTTCAAGCCCATGATCGCTGCATTCATTTCTTTCTGCGGATCTACCCAAGACCAAGACTTACCTCTGAATTGTGCCATCGTTGCGAACTTATCATATTGACGAACTGGTATCCCAAACGAATCGATCTCCATAGCAGAGGATAACCATTCTTCATAGATTGGTCTTACAAAATGATCAGTCAAAAACCTTTGTAAATTACGATAATGATCTCTCTCTTCTAAAGCACCTTGTCGTATACTTGAATAGGATGTTGCTTCCAAATCGTTAGACAAAGATGTATAACTGACATTCATTGCACTTGCTATACCTTTAAGCACTGACTTATGGAAAACATCAAATTCATTGTTTGGATACTGTGGATCAAAGGCTTTAAAGTCAACTCCGTTTGGTAATTGATGGAATGTGCCTGGAGTCGCTTCCATGATAGGCATTTCTCCATCGGCATCGTCCGGCACAAATCCGTCACCGTGAGGACTCGTAAAGAATCCCATCTTGCTTGCTCCAATACGAGCATTTACTATGGAAGCTTCTCTTAATGCCCCAAGTTGTTTAATACTAGCAAGTGCTGGTGCAAGATATGGTTCTCCCCTCGTTTGACCTGCTCTTAGCTTTTCAAATATGTGAATCATCCGATCCGCTGTAATTCTAATATGCTTTGGTGACTTCGCCATTGTTGTGTAATCATAGTCGCCAGGATGATAGGTTAATACGTGATAAGCTACTGGTCTTTTGTACTTATCCAACTCCACACCCATGCGAACTTCATTACCATTGGTAAGCCTTTCGTTCTTTTGCTCATCCACTTGATCAGGTTCGATAAATTCGATTGCGAAACTATCATGAAACTCGTTTGCTCTGTGTTTGACAATAAAGACCTCGCCATCTCTTGCCAAAGATTCAATACAGAGTTTTTGTGCGTCAATCCACGACATCTTGCCATCGACTGTACAATTACCGTTCTTGCCCCAAGTGCGAAAAGCAGATTCCACTCTGTCGTTACCGTCTTGATCTAACTTACCCACGGTATCCAATGCCTTCACTTGCAAGGTAAACCCTCTGTTACCAATGACATTAGATTTCAACAGATTGAGATATCTTTTAACGTATTCATTATTACGCGCTAGATCTCTAGATCTACTGCGAATGGTTTTTAAAGCAGTTCTTAACTCAGAGTCTGGTGATCTTTCCGATGCTTTGAAATCATTGAATAGAAATCCAGTATTCGCTGCTGCATATGTACGCTTTACTACTTGTTTTATCGGCTTACGTCTGAATCTATCGAGTATAGCCATTAGAACCTCACTTGCACTGTCATATTGCCTTTCCTACCCATCTTAGCGCCAAGCACTGCTTTCTCTCTTGTGACCTCGCTCTTGTAATAGTTTCTAGCGTCTAACAACTCTTGGAAATCAAGCTTTGTAAGAGATCGTCCTGCAATACTATAACTAGAAACGTCGGAATCAGCTTTACCCTGCAATAAGCTTTCAATCTTTGTGACCATAATCTCAGCA